GGGAATTTCAGGTGACGAAATACCGTAGGTTGGGCGGTTCATGAAAACATGGACAGGATCGATCACTGGCGGGTTTGAGTAACCAAACATGCGAGCGACGCTCGCCATAGCGCCAGAAGCGAGTTGTGTGGCTAACATGTAAGGACGAATGCTTGGAATACTCGCCAACATGCCAGCAGCCGATGCGACTACTGATGCCACAGTAGAAACCGGCGTAACGCCGTACTCATCGGACTGAGGATCAAAAGTCGTTGGTCCCCACATGAACAGGTCGATTGGTCTCGCGTAAACCGACACGTCGATCGGGTTTGAGCTCGCCACACCAACCGTTTCCAAAGGACCGATTGATGTCAGGAACAACTCGCCCAAGTTGATCGTCTCGCGCTGCCATCGAAAAGCATCTCGATACATTTCGAAGGGAGGATTCTTCGAACGGACATCGTTAAGGGAGATGCAATTCTTAGGGCACACAAAGGGTACCTTCATCGTAGCACCAGCAGAAGTGGCGACACTCAGGTAGGTGTGAGGATAACACGTGTGAGCCATTAGAAAGCCCAATGAACCATCAGGTTGGTCCACCTTGCCACCGGAAAACTCCGGAAGAGGGTAATAGGAAGCCAAAATGGTGCCATACTGAGTGGGAGCACCATTAAGAATGAACTTCAACTCGAGCCCTTTCATGTGGAAGCGAGAGAAACCTTCCAACTTTTTCATAACAGTCGGATGGTTCAAGTATTTCTCATACGGGTACGTGGCAGCGTTGAGGTAAGCACCTTCGTTCCAAGGAAAATCAGCGATCTTGATAAAACGGTCCATCCACCTGTCAAAGGGGGCGTGCGTTTCCGAGTTCGCATATTGAGTGGGATCAACTTCCGATGTGAAATCGGAAATTTCTCCGGGCGCAGCTGTGAGAAAATCTACCAGCTGGCCAGTGTTGTAATTGTTGTCTGTTGTAGCAAGTGGGGTTGAGTCGCCCGCCTACACTTATTAAGCGAGACGACTGTTCGTTCTAAAGTCGGCCAACTAAGGCCAGTAAGCTGCTGCACGAAACGTCCGTGAAATAGAACTATATTCACGTCGTATAACGTACAGCAGTGACGTGTTTTCGCTCACGCGGGGTACGTCACCCCTGGTCGGGAAGCCGACCAGCTATTCGCACTGAGAGTCGTCGTCAGTGTAACCTTCATTTGCAAATTGAAAGTTACCAACGGGCGGGATCTTGGTGCCTGGGTTGAGAAACGTAAGAAACTCAGCCTCAGTGTAAGGGTGTAGAGTTGCGGAAGTCGTATGAAAACGGGTCATTCGCGCATCGTACACCGGATATTCGTGGACGGGCAAGCCAAACTTAGCAGTGCAGGCAACGGCCTGGCAACAAGCTTCATCATAAGCCTCTCGTCCATGGTGGAACTGTTCGTAAACGAAAGCTAACAACGACGCGGCCGCAGAATCGTGTTCGTTTACGTTCTTGATGCGAGCGAGACACAACATCTTGCCAAAGACAGAAGTGTCCAATGGCGCGAGATATTCGCCCAACTCTTCGGACCAAATGAACCTGCGCTTGAGGAAGGTGATGTCGTCCCATGCCTCGTAATCGGGAAAACCTTCATCAATAGTCCTCTTGTGAGCGTCCGTGTAGCCGATGTTCAAGGTGGCAAACCCCGTAGCGATGGAGTTTTGGTGAAACCAAGGGACCGTCTCGGCAACGCCGAGCACGTGATCATCACCATACGTGATGGGAGACACGTGGTTACGGAACTCACTCACCGGAATCGGTACGGTCTGTCTCTTGCTGATGAGAACGAACACGAGGCGTAGTAGTAAGCTATTCCCGATACCGTTCACATGTACAGTGAGCATGTTCCCTGTCGGGTTCAAACCGTGGAGACCGACGAAAGTTCCGAAGAAATCGCACGTCGGGTTGATGATGTCCGCAATTGCGCAAGCTGCAGATTTCAGTGCTTTTGGGCCGTAATTCCCGGACAGCGAGAACAGGCACAGAAAATAGCGACGCACTTCATCCAAAAGTGCGGCCTGCAAAGCACAGTCGAATTGTGCATAATCACCAGCTGCTTGGCGGTTGTCA